TAAAACTGCCCGTTATGGTTGAAGTACCAAATTTAGTAGCCATTTTGCTATCCTTATATTAGACAGGCTGACTAGCCAAACATATTGTCAATAACATTATCAAAGAGAACTTTTGAATCGTTCTCTGTTCCTTTGCCTTTACTAACTCTTTGTCTAGACTGATCAACTCTGTTTTCTTTTTTAGTTGTTTTAGAAACAGGCTTTTTAGTTGAGACTCTTTTAACTGGGGCTTTCTTTCGTTTAACAGCCCCCTTAGAAGTAGTTTCAGCTAATCTTCGGAATTTGTCCACAAATGCAACTACTGCAGGATCTACCATTGAGTCAACAAGATGTTCAGGTAGTCCGCCTTTTAAAGCGAACTCTCTGTTAGCTTGTGCCACATCGTTTGACCAATCTGGAACATACTCAGGAATTGCAGTATGGAATGCTTCAACTTGTTTGTTGAATTGCCCCACTTGCTCTTCTTGAACCTTTCGTCCCATATTTTCCAACATTGAATCTCTGTTAGTTTTACGTTGAGAATATTCCTTTGTCGCCTTATTAAACTGTCTTTCTAGTTTACTAGCTTCAAAGTCATCTTCAGCGTAAGCTTCATCAACCTTCTTTTCAAGGTTTGATAAGATTCGCTTGTCTTTGTCATCTTGATCTTGTAGTAACTGTGCATTTATTTGAGCAAATACCTGAGCGTCTGCTTTATAAGCATCTAACTCTTTTGCCTGTTTCGCAAGTTCATCCCCTTTCTTCGACTGATGTTGTTTAGTCTGATAATTAGCGACAAGCTCTTCCATAGTGACATTGCTTTCTTCCCCATCAATCTTAACTGGGACTACAAAGTCCATATCGATTTCACCTTCTTCACCTTCTTCCGAATCATCTGCATCGTCATCTTGGGTAGCGTCCGTAGACTCATCCTCATCCTCAGCTTCTTCCTCTTCACTATCTTCCTCTACTTCATCAACTTCTTCAGCGTCCTCGTCAACGATGGGACCACCGTCTGTGAGTTCTTCTGTGTCTTCATTACTTTCTTGGGTAGCGATCTCATCTGTACCGAGCATCTCATCCGCCAAAGCATCAAAGTCAAAGTCTGAAACTTGCGACTCATCTCCATTACTAAAGGTAGCTTCGCTTTTTTGTTCTGACATATAGTCTCCTATTATAGGAGGGTCTATTTAAACCCTCTCAATCAATCATCAAATAGTTCTTAAATAGAACCTCTTATTTCTTGCCTTTACATTTATCACCGTGCCATCTACCATAAGTTAACTTTGTTAACCCTGTTTGACCACAATGCTCACATGTAACTGAACCTTCTTGCGTAACCTCTTTCTTCGCTGGTTTTGCTTTAGCATTAAGCCTTTGCATTGCAAGAATGTTTTCTTTAGCTTTAATTAAGTTGTTAAGCTCAGAAGCTTGAGCACCTAGCCCACGCCCTAAAGCAATCGTACTTAATGTCATCTTTATGCTAGATTCAATTCTAGCTAGAGCTTTTCCCTCTACATCATTCATCATTCATCATCCTTTTCACGAGCTTTGTTATTTTTAGCAGTAATTGAGCGCTCGATGTTCTTCATCACTGCTCCTTGACTAATTGCTAACTTATAGAGAAACTCTCTCGATTCTGTTTCAAAGTGCTTAGTTTCTAGCCACTGTGTAAACAGTTGATTGAGAATATCCTCAGTCACCATAGTCATAGTATCTTTTATTTCATCACATTGGTAGCCTTTAGTCAAGGTCCTTTGTGCATCATCATAAACCGATACCTTTTTTGGTTTTCCATCAGGGTCTTTCTTATAACCCTGCTGTCTATTGTATTTTTGTGTCATCTATCTCTCATCTATTGTTGTTGCCCACCCATCATTGCTGATGGATCCATACCCATTTGCTCTGCCATCTGCATAGCTTGCTCAGGGTTTTCTATAGCAGCTTGGGCTAATTGCTCACCTTGCTGTTGTATCTCTGCTGCTTCTTTCTCTTGCTCTTCAGTATCCTGATAAAGGCTTTCAAAGTCAACAGGAACTTGTCTAGGCACTTGTGCCCCTTCAGTTCCTTGAGCTTTAACAGCGACCTCAGCCCACTTACGATTTGATTCATCTTGTGCTGTGAGTAACTGACGCTTATTATCAATCTTCTTATTGTCAATCTCAGCCTTCAAGTAACTAATATTAGCAGAAGCTGTCTTAGTATCAAGCTCTGCCTTAGCCAACTCTATCTGCTTAGCTTTCTCAGAAAGATCATTTGCCTCTTGTTGCTTCTGCTGTATCTGTTGTTGAGCAGCTTCATCAGCAGGATCTATTAAGTATCTAGTAGGATCTAGACCCATGTTTGCCACAATATCAGTTGCAAGATTAAATGCAGCCATTGGATTTATATATGCAGCTGCCTCAGGATCTTGGGCCATCATAGGAAGTAATTGAGCTATTTCATTCAATTTCATACCAGTGTTCTGATTTGAATTCTCCCCAAGGTTAGCTTGTATCTCAAGATCCATATTTGAAGGCATGGTCTGTAAATCATCAGCAGATAATGAAGCATAACCTTTGTCTGTCTTGTATCTCATAGGATTCTTTAAATTCGACTTCATCTCTTTCAAGACTCCACGACATAAATCCTTAATACCACTTTCAACAAATCTTCTAGCAATGTGTTCAACACGAATTTGAGCAGCGTTCTGAGCGCCAGCCATCTTCTGCTCAGAGTTGCCAGAAACAAACAATGTATCATTTAATCCCATTGCAGTTTTAGTAAGCCCTGTTGATTGCTCTTTTTGCAAACCTAAGAACTCAAGCATTCCAGCTGTTCCTGGGCTTATTTGCTCAGGAGTAATCTGTTGTATAGCATTCGCAGGAGAACCGTTAGTAGCAATAATTTGCTTAGGTAATGGGTTCTGTAAAGCGGCAAAGTCTACTACATTAGGATCGGCTAGCGTTCTGCCGTAATTACCAAAATAAACATTCTCTACGAAGCCACGCATAACAGCTGTAGTAGCTTGCGTCTGTGGGCGAGCCATATCTAATAATGACAACCCGTAGAATTCATGAGGAATCTCAATTGGATTCAATATTGCAATCGGAATATAGGAAGCGTCTTCTTCTTCTAGAATTGTGTTTCCAGCTTTAATGACATGCTTTAATTCAGCAATACCATCACCGTCACGATCAGAACGAATCCAACATTCAACCACAGTAATAGAGATATTTGCCTCATCTTCCGCATCATCTACATTACTCCAGTTATCGATACCTGCTGATTGCTTACGAGCATAAGACTCAAGAGACCATTCAGAATCTCTGAAAGAAGCCTCTTCCCCCATCTCAGAAAGGTCTCCAGTAAAGTCTGGCCAGTTAATTCTAATCTCAGAATGGGTCATGTCGGTTACTAAACCAACAAACTTAGCCTCAGCAACTGTATCTGCTGCCTTATCAATCATAAATGATTCAGGAGGTATATTAGTTACCTTAACTCCAGATTTGTCAATCTTTCGTCTTAATCTAACATCTTCATAGACAACGGTATCCCCTAACTCTAGGTTGATAAATTCGCTCTCTTGGATGTTAAGATCTCCAACAATCTCTACATCTGTATCAGACAAGATTTGATCTAGCACTTCTTGTTGAATGGTATCGTACTCTTCAACTTCGTAGTCAAATCTTTCTTCCCATCCCCAGGTTAGCGCACTGTTCCCAAATACAACTGCAGACTTAATCCATGTTTCAAGCTTAGTCCAGCCATTAGGATTAGAATTGAATAGGCAGTAGTTCACTACATCCGATGCAACCTGGGAGGCCTTTATAGAGGCCACTTCGTTGCTATACGGTGTGAATAATGCTAACTTATTGTTATCAAGTAGTAACTTAGTTAACAGCGCGGTGTAACCCTCTGCAATCTCTGCAGAATCTGAAGAAACAATCTTAGACACGCCTTGGGGAGATAAGTCTCCTTTAGCTTCTAAACTCATTTCATAAATTGAATTCTCTCTTCTCTTTGCAGCATCTGAAGACCCTGTATAACCACCTGTGGTATTACGGATATTTCTGTCAATCGAATCGATCAACATGTCATCATCTACTTTCTCTATCTTATGTTTGCTCATTCGCTCTCTCGCTTATAACCACTTAGTATCTGGGGCTTGGTACTGAGAATTAATCTCTCCCCAACTAAAGGTTTGGTTAGTTAATGAATGACCATGTGTACGATAAGCCTCACAAGTAATTGCTAAACTCATCACCATGTCATCATGATGTCCTACTGAGGCCTCTGCTTTTCCACTTGGAGTAATAATGAAGTTTCTTAATTCTTCTATTATCAAACTACTAGGAATCGCTATATCCTCATCCTCAATCATTCTTCTTAAATTAGAAATAATTGGGGCTCTTGTTGCTGTTGTTGTCTTAAAACCTAAATGGTTAATACTATCTGAGGCTGTGTTAGCAGTCTTTCTTTGCTGATACAGATTTGGATAATTCATGCCAAATAGTTGCTGTACTGTTGCAATGCCAATTGAGTTTGCCTCTGGGCAAATCAATCCGTTGTTATACCATCTACCTAAGTAAAACAAAATCTTTCCAAATCTAACAGGGTCAGTAATATTGCTTCTGTAAATAGCCACAACCTCCCTTTCCGAGTTCATTACTGTTGCTACCGAGTAATCGCCCTTTACACCTAAAGCGACATCTGCCCCGATTAAATACTTTGAGTTCTTTTGCGGAGCCTGCCAAATGGATAAACTTCCTTCATTAGACTCGTCAAACGCAGAATAGTCGTCATTATATTCTCTTATGCTCTCTGGGGCTATGGTAATGTACTTGTCCAAAGTTTCTTTACTGAATACAGAACTACCACTTTGTAAGAAGCTTTCTTCAGCTGTAAAAGGATACTCCTGCTTAAACATCGCTGTGGATGTCTCTGCAACCTTAATCCTTCTCCAAAAGATCTGCTCGTTATCTAGTGCCCATCTTTCCTTTAACCTGCCCTCATCGGGAGTTAATTCGATATTATCGGGACACTTAAGCTTATACTCATCTTGTAGATACCAAGGCACAAACAAAGGCGTAAAGTTACCTTCCCCTTTCTCTGCCTTATTCCACAAATCATAATAAACACCTTGAGCACCGTTAGATGTACTATTAATGATAATAATACTACCTTTAGTGAGCGCTACAGACTGGAATAGTCCAGCCATAACCTTATCAGCATTCTGGAAGAAAGCAGTTTCATCACAAAGTAACGCAGTATTAGTAGTGCCTCGTCCTGGGTTATCTGCTCCAGCTGTGAACAATCTAAATTTGGAATCGTTCTCCTTGAAGACCATTTCCCTCTTATTCGATACCCCTAACTCTGGCCTAACATTCTCAGGAAGATTCTCCCAGAATGTCTTACTCATACTAAAGATACTCTCAGTCGTAGGCTTATCTAACGAAATAATTACAGCTCTCGTATTCTTAAAAAAGAGAGTTCTATGAAAGATCAAAGCACTTGATATAGTTGAGAACCCTGCCTGTCTGTACTTACTGATGATCATTCGGACATATCCGATTTCTTTCATCTGCTTAATATACTCATCAACAACAACCTCTTGAGCCTTGTTAACTGTCAGATGGATAAGACCTTTGTCAGCATCCTTAGGATAGATCATTAAAGCTTCTTCAATAAAAGCCCTTGGCTCTCTCTTCCATCTTTTCCACACCTTACGCTTCTCTAACTCAGCCAATAACTGAGCAGCTTCTTTATTAGGATTCATTATTTCTTGTTCTTAGAGCCTTTAGGTCTTCCAGGGCCCCTCTTCTTTGTACTCTTCTTTGTAGTGTCTTTCTTAAACAATGCAATGATATCTTTCATCAAATCAATCAGCTTTTGCATCTTGCACCTCCTTAGTCGTTAACAATCTTAAACAGTCTTTCCTTAATTTCTTTATTCGATAAATCCTCTACATCGTTCTTATTCACTTCCTTAGCATCCTTAGTTGCTTCAGTGTACTTATTAATCTCTTTAATACATTCCAGAGCCATCTTATCGCCAGTGGGCGTATTCTGCGCCATATTCCTTTCCATTAACATCATAAGCCTAACAGATGCTGGGATATTACCATCTATCAGCACCATATCCTTCATAGCCTCTTCAATTGAGGGGATGCTTACATGTTTGTTTTTACTTCCCTTCTTTCCCTTTCCTGTAGGATTTCCAGAGACCCCTGGCTTGAACCTATAAGCTTTCCCAGCCTCTTTCAGTCTTTCTCCACCATCCTTTCTAGCTTTAATCTTAGCCTCTAACGTAGCCTTCTTTCTTGGCATATAAATCTCCTTGTTTTGTCATATTTGAAATCTTATCTGTACATCTTCTATAGGTCATATTTGAAATCTTACCTGTACATCGTTTAT